GTTGTCCATTGATACGGAGCCGAGAACGAGAAAGCAGGAACGAGATCCCGAGGATCAGTGAACACGGACACCGGTCTGTACAGTTCTATGCGTCTTTGCGAGAGGGTCTTACCCAAGTTCTCATGGAGTATAAATACAGTGCCACCAGCTTTAATGTATCGATTAATCCAAACAATTTGCCACCGATTTAGTTTAGGATAATTTGCTTTATCAGATTTTAATTCAATCCAAAAAACTCCTTGTTTATGCACACCATGTACATCTGGAATACCATTGATTGAGCTAGATTCTATGCGAGTTAAAAAACATTGGTTAAGTCCAAGCTTGACCTTTTGCCAAAGTCTACTCTCTGGTGTTTTTCCCGACATATACTAACTTAACTTTTTAATTTCTTTGATCACTGAATTAGGAATTATAGTTGTATTGCCGATACTTTCAATATCTTTTCCATTGTCTGCAAATGAGTAATCTCCAAAGATTCTAGTGACACCTTTTGATTCACTTAACAAGTGACCTTTGGTGATGCAGGTAGCTAAATTTGATTTCCTTAATGCATCAAAGCTTGTCCAGGCGCTGTCCGAAACAATATCAAACCATTCTACGGATACCATAGGATATTTATCTATTTCGCTTTTAGTTTTTTTAGGAATTGTTATCTTTTTTCTCATCAACTTTTACCTCTACCACACCAACTGACGTAAGCAGCGGATTGTGAATTTGATTAAACACTTTTAAAAACTCAGACCAACTAGCTTTTTTCAGAAACGTCTGTGACCTCAGCTTCAACTGTCTTGGCGTTGTATCCATCAATTTTTTTGGATAACTCCTTAAGTTTGCTTTCAAGTTCTTCACGTGACATACCCTCCAAACCACTTACTCTGACTTCTTTTCTATCAACGTAAGCACCGGCTAATTGACCAGATCTGTATTCAGCATTTATAGCTGCAGCATATTGTTTATCTTTTTCTGCCTTATCAGAAATTCGGTCTAATCTTTTAAATCTTCTTAGGTTGTCACCTTCGTATTTTTTTAGTTCTTGATCAAATCTTTTATCAAAATATTTTGCAACATGTGGGCTAGTCTTTCTAGATAGTAATTGAGATGCAGTAGATTTAGCACTGTTGTCATCTTTGCAATCATATCCAGCAAGTTTAAGAGCTTCGTGTTGCGTAATTGATCCCCAATCTTTTACAAGGATCTCGACAAACATTTTTTGTTTTGGAGTTAAATCTAAATCAGTTCTTAACTCTTTTTTTTTAAGTCCGCCAGGCATTATTTAAGTTTGTTGATGGATTTAATAATAGTTTTTTTCTTTAATGGATCTTTTTCTGTTTTTAATAAATTTTTAAGTCTGTTTGAGATACCTGCTTTCACATCTTCTTTAGCTTGAAATTTACTACCTCCAGATTTTTTAACTATTTCAGAGGATCTGTGGCCACCCTTTCTGAAATATTCTTTCATAATACTTAACATGAATTTTTTTGACATTAAATAAATCTACCTTTCATAGCTTTAATTACACCACCTTTTTTCTTTCGTCCAATTTTTTCTTTTAAAAATTTTCTAACTGATTGAGAAATAGATTCTTGATTGGCCTCCCGCTGCTTTTTGGTCATCATGGGAATCATCATAGTTCTTTTACCTGCCTTATCAGATGCGTAAGCTTTTCCAAATATTGTAGGTCTTGGTCCACCTCTTGGAAGGCTTTTAGTTTTTTTTGCTTTTTTATACGCCTCCTTATCCATAAATTTAGTGTTTCGTATGCTGTTTTTTATCGCTAATTTTTTAAGGCCATAAGGCTCAACACCTTGAATGATACCACGTCTAGATTCTTTTTTAGCACGACTAACTTGAGACTTGTGCTTTCTATATGCTTTTCTAAATTGTTCTTTAGCAGTTTTAAAAATTATACCTCTCATAATATTTCTATTATATAGATTTTTCAGACCTATGACTATATCCCCATAACCAACTGTTAGCTGCTCCGCAAGAGTGGTGTATCCCAGATACACCATAGATACACCATAGATACACCATAAAAACACCCTTAAAGTATTGATATATATACATTATTCTTCTTCGGATACACCAGATACATCACTATTACCCTCTGAGCACTTTTTTATTTTAATTACTCTAGAATATCTATATAGTAAAAAAGGTTAATAAACATATACGGTCATTGGAAACGTTAACTGGTTCTGTTTCCGGTGGCCGTTATCCCTTTTTCCTTATCCCTACACCAGGACACTATAGATGTACTGAAGCGTAATCAATTAAGTTCCACTAATTGGTAGCATCAGCTACATAAATAAACCTAAAATAAGGAGATCATCATGATCATACAAAAAAACACTAAATACAACCAATACTCCACAAAGGAGCTTAGAGAACGAACCAATGAAAAGTTCGACAGTATCATAATGCATACATTTCTAAGAATCGCCCATATTAAAAAACAATACGGGGGTACAAAATCGCATTATTTGAATGCAGGCCATTTTACAATAATATATTGTATGTGGTGTTGGATACCGTTGCATAAAAGACACAATCATTGGTTTACGGTCACAGAATTACGTAAAGCCATCAAAAAATACCTTAAATTTGACATGTCTACTTTAAATTTAAACAAGTATTTATTGCAACTTTGTGAAGGCAATCTTATGTCTCTTAAAAAAGGCCGTAAAGGACTATGGCTGTACAGTATAAATAAAACACCAGGAGAAACTTCAAAATAATTTGAATAACCCTACTATTTATGCTAATTTTAGATATGTCAATTGATCTGACATATTTACTTGGTTTGCCGACAGGACTTTCTTGCTCTCTTAGTCCTGTCGGTACAAAATCTTTTTTCCCACCATGACTATTTTTTTAACCAATTTAAATTTTCGTAATCAATTTTTTTTTTAATTTTTCTTCTCTCTTCTTTAGAACCGGCCTCTCGATACAATCTATATAATTCTCTATAAGTTAACCAATGACTTTGCATTTTAGAAAATTTAATTTTTTTAACTTTAATTAATTTAAAAAACTCACCCCTAATTAACTCCGGATCCATGTCAGCTGCCCAACACACATCTTGAAAATCTATAGAATTACCATTAAACCATTTGTAGGCATCTTCTTTCCAATATGCCTCTTTCTTAAAACAAGAAAAATTCATCACATCCTCTAATGCTTGGACAATTATAGCTTGGAATAACCTTTGTTCACTTAACGGTTTATCTTTTATTAGCTCCATAGCTAATTTAATTCCCAAATTTTTTAACAAGTTTGGTGAGCAAATCACTAAATTTTTTAACCTCTCGTTTAGGATATTTTCGGTGTTTTGCTATATGGTACTGGTCTGAAATTAAATCTAAAAAATCATTACGATCCATTGGATTCATTTCTTCAGCATAATCAAGTGTTTCTTGAGTTAATTTCTTTGATGTTTTGTATTCCATTTGCATAACCACGATGCGGGAAAAGATATGGATTGGGATAATACACCGTGGTTACACATTCTTAACGACCAGCTTGAGTCCAGCAGCTTCTGCTGCCTTTTTCCTACCTGATCGCCATCTGTTCTCGATTTTTTCGAGAAAAGAAAGACTGAAATTTCCTAAACCAAAGTCATTTCCACAATACAACTGAAACATCAAACTAGTTAACTCATCATAAGTTTTCTTGTTTGGACACACCATCACTAGCTTATCCAACGCTTGGTTTAATGCTTCTTCACTGCTTTTTTTAACAGCTTTACCCACAAAATATCCTTTTTAATTAAAGTTAATTTTATGTTTCGTTGTTCGGTGAAAATAAAGTGTTTTGAAAGCCCCACTTATTTCATTTAGGCTTAGGAATACTTTTTAATTAATAATGATTTTGATTTTTATTGCAAGTAAAAAAAAGGCCCAGTCTCCCGGGCCTTTTCCGTTTTTTTAGATTAAGGGTCAACCGTCTGCAGCGCTTAACCTAGTAACTATTTACCACTGATCAGCTTATTGCCTTCCGATAGTAAATTTTGTTTCATGTTTTCATAAGACTTGCCTTCCTTCTTAGCAATCTTACGAATCTCATCATCAACTAATTTTGCAATCATTGAGCCAGGTCTTCTAAAACCTTGTTTCCCCATGGCCCTTATGATTGTGTATGACTCGATGTCTACTGCACATGACTTCCATCTTTCTATGTCCATTGTCCTGTCTCCTATTGGTCTTGATACTCTTTAGTTTTATGAAACTCAACTAAATTTATTTTATTTTTTTGAGTAAGCCCTGCATTATATATACGCTCAATAATTGCAATATAATCAGCAGTGGATGTACCAGTCAAAAACCATGAAGATTTGCTCTTACAAGCAGTCTTAAACCTCCTGTGGTCAAACTTTGGATGCTTATCAGCTACGATATAAGATACTACCATTGAACGCTTAAATCTTTTGTTCTTAGTAGACTCCATACCATAGAAGTATTTCTTTAACTGCATCAAATGATTTCCGATACGATCTGCATGCTCAATACCTCCTGCAGGAATTACAAACCTCCCTGTCTTAAAATCATTACTGATTCTTGACCACAGTGAAGTTTGTTTTAATAAAAGAACTACCATCTCTGCAACATTAATTCCGTACTGTTGCATTTTGTTTCTACAAATTCTGTAGTCCATTTTATTTCTAGCACAATGTTGATCTAAATAATTTTCCAAAGACCAGTTCTTTCGACCTGTGTTAAGTCTAGCTACATCTAATGGATCATCAGAGTCCATAATAATATAGGGAATTTTAAGATCCAATTGTTTTCTGGCCTCCAACGTGTGTTGGCCATCAACAACTTCCATGTTTCTATTTACACGGATTGGATCATAAAGATCTTTTTCTGCAATCAACTTTTTAAGTTGCTGCACGTGTGCTTCATCTACAGGTCTATTACCTCTAGTCTTTTTGAACTTACTGTAATCAGTAGTTTCAAAAAATTTATTATTTATTGGTTTGTTCATCTTTTCCTCCTTGGTTAGAACATTGTGTAAATTAAACCACCCATCATAAGTAAAAATACTTTAGGTGAAATTAACATTACTATTAATAATAGAAAAAAATATAAAACGTTTTTGTTATACATCTACAACACTCGCTCTCTTATCTTCTTCGTCTTGGATTGCAGCTATCTCTGAATAAACTAAATCAGATGCTACATACTCATTGATTGGATATATAGGATGACTCCACTCAAATTCCAATCGCACAGTTGCTAATCTTGTACGTTGATCTTTAAAATGTTGATCCTCAACATCCATACCTTTACCGTTAGGTGTAAGGTGCTGCGTCTTTGATAAAATAGAATCCATCTTTTTAATAAATTCTACAAACTCTGGAGACTTCGAATAAATATTAATTTTTTGCACGGATCCCCCAAAGTTCAAATTTATTTATGACATGACTTAAAGCTTCATGGAATTTTACTTTTCCTTCAGTTGCATCATCCAAAAGAATTTTTTTGTAATAATCTCCATTTACTGTAAGTAACAGCACTCGTGTTTTTTCGCTGAATGAAACTGTAAAATTATTTTCAGCTTCAGTTGATTTAGGTTTTATTTCCCATTCAGGTCTTAAAACCAAAGCATCCCGCAATTTTTCGTCAGCGCTTGCAGTAGCTTTTACTTTTTCATCTTTCATGATAACCTCTTTGTTAGTATTCATAAAAACATATATAAGTATTTTAATGGGATATGCAAGTAAATAATAAAATAGGATAATATAGGATAAATGACAAAATTTATACTCGTAATGTATATGTGCAGTATGATAAGTGGGGAATGTCCTAATCATCATATACCTGGTTTTACCTTCACCTCGCATTATGATTGTGTGCAAACTGGATATAGAGCAGCCCATGGCACATTTAAAGGATTAGAAGAAACTGAAGCTTTTGATAAAGAATACATAGAAACCAACAAAATAGTGGTTAAATTTGAATGCCGGGAGATAGAAGTTTCTACACCAATCATACCACCAAAAAAACCTAAAATAC